TATTGTAAGCGATAGGATTACGGGCAAATTCTTCTGTGTCTATGTTGACAGCCCACTTCTGACGGGTTGGGTTGTAAGTATCGGGTATGCGGGTCAATTTCTGTGGGTGTCCCACACCATCTAGGGTCTTGAGTCCCTTTGCCATCTGTCGCTCGTAGCGGTCAACGTGCTTGGCTATCGCCGTTCCCATGACAGGCTTCTCAAACATCTGATGGATGTGGAAGCCACGGCCTGTGAACACTGTCCTGATGTCACCATCAAGACGGTTGATTAGTTCTGCTGCGTCAAGTTTTACGTCTTCCAAGGAACCACCTTCTTCTATGTCAAAGTCCCACCAAGCCCGGTCCATGATCACCGAAGCGATGTCCATCTTCCAAGGTCTTGTGGGGTCAGCACGCTGGAACGAGTAAAGCGACGTGTAGCACGATGCCCTACCATTCACACGACTAACATAATCGTCAAAGTTTTGTCGGCTGTCACAAGGAGTGCGTCGCAAACCTATTTCACGCGGGAAAGACAATAACATGACATCAGACCTCTTGCTGGTGTCCACATTCACATCCCATCACGGTTATTAACTTAGGGGGCATCCCCTCTTGGCCTGTGACTTGCCAAACTTCTTCTTTGCCTTCCCAACGGTCATGATGACCGCAAGCAGCACATACTACCTTCATACATCCCACTCCGTCATTCCGTTTAGTTCAGCCTCGCAGTTAAGCGAAAAGTCGCACCAAACAGGGCAGAAATAGTCGTTCCATTTCATAGGCCACTGTTGGGATGTCAATGACTCTATAGTGTCGTATAAGTTTTCTTCAAAGGTATTAAGAGAACGCTCTCGGAAAGGCTCAAGCAGAGCAAAGCCGCGTTCCGGTCCAACCCACATTGTTTTTCCCCTTTTATTACCTTCAAGCAGTAGTTTGTCGTCAAGGTCTTCGGGTATCTCATAATCGGGTGTGATGTAGAGGAAATGCGTCACCTCGTCGTAGCCCAAAGCCCTTAGCATACGTGTGTAGTAGACCAGTTCTTTGCGTGTCCTACCGAGTTTGCTCATACCCATGTTGCCTGTCTTCAACTCCACTAGACACAAGCCACCGTCAGGGTGTCGTATCACGCCGTCGATGAGTCCGACCCATATTATCTCATGACCGTCAAACTGCTCATAGACTTCGTGTTTTATCTCAGCCTCGACAACCTCAAGGCCGCCAAGGTCATGTGCTATCTGATGTATTAATAAGGTAAGACTATCTACACCCTCATCCTCGTCAACACCTTGTTCGGCGGCGACTTCAGGGATGACTTCAGGACCAACGAGAAGACCATGTTCCATCACAGTATGCACGGCTGTACCCCTAATCATTTCCTCAGTGGGAGGCGCACGGGGAATGTCAGCAACGTAGCCCCAATAGAACTGACGTGGGCATTTCATGTAGGTCATCAAAGATGACTTGCTTATACGCAAGATACCGTCACCCGGACGGTACGAAGAACGCGAGATTTGCTCCTCACTCGCTTTCGTCATCCACAATCAGCCCGCTGTCCCAGTCCTCAACTGTGGTTTGCGTCTTACCAAACAGGTTTTCTCCACAAGTAGGACAGTCATCTTGTTTTGGCAATCCGTCTATCAGCGGTCTTGTTATACTTTCGCCGCAGTTAGCACACACTACGTCCTCAGACTTGCCCATTTCTTTGAGCAGGGCAAACAGAAGTATGTTTAGTTTGCTTAGTTGGTTATCTACTATACCAAATGCTTGAACTGTTTGTGTCATAAATGTCTGTATATGCTCTGTAAATTCTTTCAACTCGTTTTGCTTCATGATGTCACCTCGTCGGATTACGGCTATAAACTATACCCACGTAAGGTTCCCAAGACCCCTATGCGCATTGATAAGGGGTTGGACAGGCCACCCCGCAAGATTGAAATAAGGCTCGACTTTCTTGAGGATGAAGCGGTCAGCCAACTTGCTGTAGCCGATGTCTGCTATACCCTGTATCTCAGATGGGTCATCGAAAGCAAGATACTTACCCTTCTCGTCTATGGTGACAAGGAAGAAATCACCTGCACGGTAGCCCTTGCCTAAGAACTCGTTGGCCCACCCCGCACCAGCAGACGGACCCGAAAGCACCTTGTATTGAGATAGGTCTTTGACCAACTTCCCCTTCATACACAGTAGAGCAGGGTCTATGTTCCCACCCACTACGTTTGTAATCAAGTCCGACAGTTGGGATGTCACCTCGTCGCACGGCTCACCATTTAGTATTCCGGTTATTGTATTTGTCATGGCCTCCTTCATGACAGGTGGCATACGCGACTGCTTCAACTCGATGCCCTTGACGTACAGGGTAGGGTCGTGGTAGGAACCGTCAGTCCACGCGGTCATGCCAGTGTATCTGTTCTTTGCGACAAGAATCATACGGGAACACCACTTCTCAAACTCTACCTCTATCGGGGCCATGCGTGCATTTATCTTGTCTATGACATCCAACCCACTCTCCGGCGTGGGTATGACACAGAATACGCTGTCTGTGTGGCCGTATAGAACCTTGAATCCCTCGGCCTCGGCCTCGTCCATCAACTCATGCAAAGTGCTTCTTGACGTGTGGGTGATTGCTGCTGCTATCTCGGGGTGATACATACCGTACTTAGCGTCACCAGCAACCCCGTACATAGAGGCTACAAGCGTCTTGGCTGCGAACTGCATGGTGTCCCATTTCTTGATATTATTAGGGTCAGACTTCATGAGAGACTTGAACTCATTCCGCATCTTTGTCATGTAGTCCATCTGTCGGATGAGTACGCCCTTGGTATCGGTCCTGAACTTTGTGCCGTTGCCACAATCCTCCCCGTCAGGCGAGAGTGTGTCCCAAGATATGTTGTATTTGTTTGCGTTGCTGTGATACATTGCTTTTATGTCTAAAATACCTACATTGTCGTAGACACCGGGTTCCACATCTAGGACATCTGCGCCCTCGTAGTTTATCTTGTCAAACTGCGGGCGTGTCGGAATCCTACGGTCAAAGCCGGGGTCGGTCAACACTAGGTTTGTGAACATCTTGGTGATGAAAGGGGTAGAACGTATGTCACACTGTACGAGGTGCTGCAAGGCTATGAAGTAGTCAAGCGCGTTGACAGCCTCATCAAGACGGGGTAGAAGCCTCACGTCCTGTCGGCAGTAGTGTATGTATAGTGCCTTGTCCGTGTCCCATGTGTCGTGGCCGTCAGGCAACTCAACTTTTGTCTCTCCCACTACCTCTTCCCCTACGTCACCCAACTTGTAGGACGGAAGTTTACCGTTCTTCAATTCCCACAGTTTAGATACAGCGAGCATGAGGTCGATGCAGTTGCGCCCTACGATGGGCTGGTCCCAGTCACCGAAGTCATATCGTGCTTGTCGCAAAGGAGACATAGAGGAGGCAGGGATGCCACAGACCCTACACCTGTCGAAGAACTGCTTGATGTCTGCGCCCGTGACATACCAACCCGCTATGATGTCGGGGTCTTGCCTTTTCATGTGTTCAATGAAGTGAGTCAGTAGACTTTTTTCATCTCCGAAACCTATGGCTGGTGTGTCATATGAATATTCACCATACTTATTATAAGCCTTAGAGTTTCCGTCACCAAGGTCAGGTTGAAGGAACCAAACATACTCTCGCTCGGAGAAGTTGTCATAGACTACTATTACCCTTATCTTTCCAGTGACAGGCGACCACTCAGCATCAAGATACCAAGTCCTGTGCCTGTAGTTTGGAATCCTGTCGTTGCCATCGTTGATGTAATCAGCCAACACACGGTTGACGTAGGGGATGTTGCCCTCCCACGTCTGTCCGGTGTAGCCTATGTCTGATACGTCCTTTGTTGTAGCACAGACAATCTTGGTCAGGGACTCACCATACAAGCCTGTATAACCCGGCTCTTGGCGAACACAATCTATGAACTCCGCATCCTCATCACGGACAAAGCAGTAAGGCCAATATCCTTTGATGTTTTTCTGATAGCGTTCACCATCCGGCGTGCGACCACGAACAATGATGTCCCGGCCTCGCCCCCTCTCAACAATCATCTCACTCTACCTTTTTCTTGCTGCCGCGAGGACGGGTATCAATGTTGTGTTTGTTGAGCCATTTGTTTATTGTCATAGGACTGACACCAAACTGGTCTGCTATGTCAGCCATAGTCCTTTCCTTGTCTATGTATTCGTTTTTCAACCACATACAATCTTTGTAGTAGGGGTCTAATTCTACCCTAACTTTTATGTTTGCTATGTATCTTACACCATCCTCGTCAACCCAAGTCACACAAGCCGGGCCTGTATCGGGTAGGTAAACATCTCTGACAGTGAACCAGTCGCCTTCTCTCTTAAGCACATTTTTATCTTGCAACATCATATTATCACGCTCCCAAGTTTGATGCTTGGAATATGAAGTCACCGTCACCTAGGTCTATGAACATCTTGATGCCTTGACCCATAGCGGTAAAGTCAAAGAAAGACAGATTGACCTTGTTGTTGAGATTCTTGAACACGTAGTCAAGGCCACCGTTGAACGTGGCTTGGAACTCAACGCTTGGCGTCTGTGTTATCTGTGTAGTAGTTTTACCTTTAAGTTCCGTGCCGACGTTGATGAACAACCCGTCACCATTGGACATGACTCGGAACTCATTGTGTTTCTGCCCGTTCATCTCATCACACCTGAAAGCCTCGTACAAGTCCGTGCTGTCAAGTTCCCCAAAGATGACGGTAGGACTATGTGCAGTCCCATCGTTGCCTAGATAGGCATCAAGAGATAGTTTGTCTGCTATGGCATTTGACTTGGTGGACCATGCACCCATAGTGTCGGGTGTGTGTGGGAATGCAAGTGCCTCGGTAGAAGCGGTCAAAGTAGTTTGCTTTCGACCCGATTTCAGTGTCACCTTGTCTTGTTTTGGTGTGATTGTTAGTGGGCTGCTGTGATACTTCAGCGCACCTAGCCAATTGTTGATGTCAGTGACGGGTACAGTACCTTCACCCGTGCATGGTATGGAGAGGCGATTGAGGGACGACACGCCATCCTTGACAAGTGCCGTACCCACCAATCTACCGCTTTCCACCTTTAGTAGCACAGAATGAACCTGTGCAAAACTTTTACCCTCAATGTTCTGCTTACGCTGCATCAGCGTGAGCAACCACTGTAGGGAGTTCGTATCAAGAGTAATCATTACAATCACTCAAGCATCCAAGGTAGGCCAAAGAACTCGACCTTACCGTTCTTCACGGAAAGTATGTCGTGTGTAGAACCAACCTTCTCAATATTCTTACCCTTCATCTCTTCGACAGTACCACGTACTACCCATTCTCCATCACCAAGGCTCCTGTCACCCTCGACACCAGCCGCAGGGTCAGCCTTCTTCATGTAGCGAGATAGGAATATCTGCTGCGAGAACTTTCTCATAGTGCCTTTCTCCCACTCCGGGCGGAAGCCCACGGTCATGAGAACCTTCTTACCTGTGCCGTCGTCCATGTATTGGGACACAGGCTTGAGGTGGAAGGTGAAGTAAACCTTAGCCACGTTTAGGCTGTGTAGACGGGTCAGAATGTTTCTGTATAGTCTGTTGCGCTCGCGCCACTCCTTTTGGTTGAACGAGTCGCCCTCTTCTTCTATGATACCCCTTGACAACAGCGATGCACGCATGGCGTGTTCGCACCACTTCAAGAACGTGGAGCCACCATCGAAGATGACACCACCGATTGAGTCAGGGTCTTCTTTGACTTGCTCTGCCAGTATGTTGACATACCAAGATGTCTTGTCAAGCAGGGCTTTGTAGTCTACGTTGTTTTCCTCATCAAAGATAGATTCGTCTGTCTCGTCGTGCAAAGGTAGCACGATGACATTCTCCGCACCGGGATATACGTGGTCAACTGTAGCCTTGGCACTGTTGTCAACGTCGAATATGAATACCTTCTTGCCGCTTGTGATTTCAGGTTCAAGCAAAGACAGGGCAAGGCCCGTCTTGGCTGTGTTCTCATGACCCACGAAAGCGCATCTGTGTGTGATTGCGCTAGTCGTGTTCTGTGTGAACATACGTCTGTAGTATTCTGCGTCGAACTTAGATTCCGGTTCGACTGTGGCGGTTGTCTGCTGTTTTACATTGGTTGCTTGTGTTCCCCAACTCATATTATCACCTCATTCGACTACAGATATAAACCTACTCCGATGGGGCAGTTATCGCTGCGTCAGTCATGAGAATCAGTGCGGCTACGGAAACTGCGGCATCAAGGCTGTTGATGACCACGTTCACAGGGTCAATGACCCCATCCTCCCAAGCATCGCCGGTAGCCCCGGTGACACCGTTGAGATAGGAACCTTCTTCACCCTCAAGCACGTTGAGGAACAAATCACTACCTGCATTTTCTTTTATCGTAGTAATAGGTCCGGCAAGTGCGGTTGAGAACAGGTTGAGAATCTCTGCGTCCTTGTCCTTCGGATGTTGTTTCAAGATGGAA